AGGTTCTGCTGATAGGGCTTCGGCTGATGCTTCTGGCCCCAGATTGAGCAGCCGGACAAGCTCAGGCTCAAAACAAACGCGCTGATAAACAGGCTTAACCACTTCACGGATAACTCCCCGGTCGATGACCGTCTGGTTGGCCTTGAGAGTGGCCAGCTTGGCCTCTACCTCTTGCGCAATTCCGGATTCACGAGCCATGGCCGCCTTGATGGCCTTCTGGGCGCCCTTCAGTTCGGATAGCTCTTGGCTGTCCTCATAGAGCCCCCGGCCATACCAGCCGCCGAAGGCAATGCCGCCGACAATCGCCAGCACCGCCAGATAAGGGCCGCCCTTTCTGATCAGCACCAGCCAAGTCATTGCTTGTCCCGGCGCCACTGCCAAAACTTAATGAGGGCCGGAGGAATAGCGAGGAAGGCACCATAAGCAGTGGCGGTTCCTGCACTAATCTCCGGGGGGTTCTCACCAAAAACTCTGTAGGTCACCCAAGCAAAAGCCACAGCGCCTTCAAGCACCAGGGCAAGCACCACAAGGGCGTTGCTGCTGATGAACTGGTACAGGCGGGCCATTAGTAGCTCCACACCCAAGGTCGGGGGCGCCCTGACTCATGCTTCAGATCATCCAAGTGAATGAATCGCCCGGAGCCTTTCTGATTGACGCCGATCCCGGTAAAGCCGTGCTTTATGGCCAGCTCAATGATTTTCAGGGCATCGCCGCCACTGACTGCAATATCAGCAGCCCGGCCACTGGCATGCGCCCCTGGGGAGGCTTTGCGGGCCTCAATGGGGTGAGTCGGGTGCCTGTAACCACTGGTGACGGTCATGGGTTTGCCGTACTCAGTGCGCAGAGCCTGCAGCTTTTCCATAAAGCCCGGCTTCATGCCGTTCTTGCCGGTGTGGGAGCACACAAATTCATGCGGCTGGAAGTTGGCGAATCTGTCCCAGTCCATTGCATGCTCCAGAAATTGGCGCCCGCCGTGGTGCGCCCGAACGGGTTACTCCCAGTCCGTTGAGGCGTGGCAGGCTAGATATATCGCGATGTGGCTGACTGACTGCAAAGGGGTCGCCAATCCCACCGAGGCCGCAGTGATACCAGCCGGCGTTGCTAGCCTGCTGTTCCCGCCCCCGGCCAACGTCGTTTCGGGGCAGAAAAAGAAAAACCCGCTCAAGGCGGGTTTGGGGATGCTGGCCAATGGGTTCGGGGGAAGGGTCGGCCAACGAAATCAAATTGTTTCGGTCACCTCTGGCAACCATAGCTGTTTTGTACCACTGGACTGTTAGTCAGTCAACTAATTGCCAGCGTTATTTTGACAGTGAACAAATGGGCAGTTACGCGGCCATGGCCAGCATGGCGGCCACCATGCTCTCACCGATTTCGAGGCGCTTGATTGCGGTGACCCTGGACACCCGCAAGCGCTTTGCCAACACCGTCTTACTCAGTGCTCGGTAGTCATCGCCATCAGGGAAGGCGTAGTACAGTTTCAGCGCCATAAACGCCGGCGGATTGTGCTGCCGAATGTGGGTCATGACATGCTCGTCAAAGCTCTGGCAGGCCGCATCCTCCCACACCTGCACCGGGCGGCCATCGTCATCCACTATCTGGCCTATCTGGCGGTCTACGATAGGCCCCATCCAGCTGATTGCCCCCTTGGGTGCCGGCCCTGCAGTTCTCGACCATATCCCCCACTGTTCAAGCGCAAAGCGCGCTTCAGCGTAGATCGTGACCTCTTGCGCTTCAGACATCTGCCCTCTCCTTCGCCAGTTCCCGCTTCATCTTCGTGAATGCCAGCTTTATCTCGATGAGATCCTGGATTGTGTGTTTCTTGGGCTCGTGCGGTCCTTCCAGCCAGTCCACGGCAGCCTTCCCGATGCGTTCAATCAGGTTGATGCGGTAATCCACCACCCTGCCGGACATGTCCCGGTTACAGCGCTTGCACTGCCGGTGAGCGTTCAAAGGCTCGAATCGCAGTTCCGGGCTGGCGCCTACTGACCGGTAGTGGCCGCAGTCCCATGTGCCGCCCACGGCCTGCGCCCGGACCTCACCGTCATTGCGCCCGCAACTGATGCACGGCCGGCCCTGGTCCCGCTCCCGGATGTAGGCGTTGAATGCCTTCTGTGCGTCCCGCATGTGGTCGGAGCGGGTCTTGAGTCGGCGCTTGGCCTCCCGGGTCTCTTTGCGCCTCTCTGCCGCCCGCTTATTCGCCTTCAGGGATGGGCCAGCCGCCTTGGCGCACGGAATCGAGCACACCAGTTGCGAGGCCATCACCGGCTTGAACCACTCCCGGCAGGCTTTGCACTTGCGGCGGGTCGCTTTCAGCGTCATTCCACCCTCGACAGTTCGTTGGGCTCCACCTCAGCCTCTGGCCAGTGGAACCGTGCAAATTTCAGCGCCTCAGCGCGGTCTATGGCGTCCCCGACCATGTAGGCCAGACGCTTGCCGTTGCGGGTTGCGAGCCAGCAGCGGTACATCAGCCCACCCAATCCAGTTGGCCGACCATATCGCCGGCATCAACAAAATGGTCTGCCGCCATACAGCAGGCACCCTGCTCATGCAGATCCATCCTCAACACCGACGCCTCGCCGGAATTCTGCATGGCGGTGAAGTGCGTCATGTGCTCGATGCAGAACAGCGCCGTCCAGCCGGTGCGGCCATACGGCGCGAAGCTGAACTGGCACATCACACCACCCCCAGCGCAGCCAGCTGCAGGACGATTGCCAGGCCGCACAAGGTGGCGCAAACCCAGTCACGCACCTCAAGGGCCAGCAGGGTGCCGAACACCGTCAGCACGAGGACAAGAATTGCCATGGTCATGCCGCCTCCTTACGCTGCAAATCAGCGTATTCACCGCGTGATTCCAGAATTAAGCCGTCGCCGGCGGCCTTGACCTGCAGCCAGGTCAGGAAGTGATACATTTCGCCCCGCTTCCAGTCCTTGCTGCTGGTGAAGTCCCGCTTTTTCTGCTCAGGGTCGGCCGGATTGAGAACCTCATGCACCATCCACGGCTGGCCGGTTTCCGCGTAATACATTCGCTTCGCGTGGCGCTTCATGCCTTCCAGTTCGCCCCTGGTGACCCGCTTCTTGTCCTTGTCCAGCAGGTGCGCGGCGTACTCGGTCAGCCAGACGTGAAGCAGATTATTCTGGTCAATGCTGCGTTTCTCGCCGATCCGATATGTGAAGGTCAGGTATTTGTGCTCGCGGAAAAGCTGAATTACCACCTGGGCAAAAGCGGTGCAGGCTGTCAGCGAATTGACGGTGAACGCTTCCTGCTTCATAACGCCCCCGACAAAAACTGCGTGATAACGCTCTTCTCATGCTGCGCCACCAGATCCGCCACGTTATTCGGCGCCTGATCCGGCAGGCACCAGCGGGAAAAGCGGCCCTCGCCTATCAGCTCCACCAAGCCCTTGTCGCGCATGTTGACCAGGACGTACTGAGCCTTTTTCGGCGGCAGGCCCAGGCATTTGGCTACCTCGCCCCGGCTCATGGGTCCGTCTTGCAGCAGGGTGAGGATTCGGTCTGTGTGGGTCATGCGGCCTCCAGCGCTTTCAGAATTTCGTTTACCGACTGGATGCGCCCACCTATCCAGCGCATGACAGGGACGGCCATGCTGTTGCCGAGGGACTTGTAACGTGGACCATCAGGACAGTCCTGCCCGGCTGGTTCTTTGAGATTGATTCCTCGCTCCGCAAGCAGGCGCTCGTAGCTGACCCCCTTGCGTTTTGACTCTTGCCAGATGCGCCAGGGAATATCGGTGTGACCGTCCGGGAAACCTTGCAGGCGTTCGCACTCCACAGGGGTGAGGCGTCGGACGGACAGTTGTTCCCTTACATAGCTCGTCTGCTTCATTCCAGGCTGTGCCGACAGCGCGCCGGCATAGGGCATTTCTCTGAGTTCATCCCTTGAGTTCTGGGCGAAACATACGGCATTCTCCTGCCCGCTATTCCGGCCCAGAGTGTGCGCGTGGTCGCGATAAACACATGGGTCTTGCGTGCCGTGACAAGCCAGAACAGGCGTCTGGCCTTCATCCAAGGTGGAGTTCATGCCTTTGGCCGTCCTGGCCGTCCTGGCCGTCCTGGCCGTCCTGGCCGTCAGGCAGTTTGCGACTTTGAATGGCTGCGCAACAGGCTGGCAGTAGCCGTTTTCCCACTCCTGCTGGCCCCAGCCAAACCCGTGTTTTTTCTCTGTGCCTCCGCACGCTGTCATCGGGCCGCAAACGTCATGCGCCGCTACTGGCTGGACGTACCCGCTACAGGCTTCGTCTGTTCCGGGAAAGCCACCCGCTCCAGTGCGACTTGCAAGAGTCCCGGCAGCTTCTTGCCCCTGTTCTCGGCTCGGCGCAGGATTCCCTGACAGGCTTTCTCGCTCAAAAAGTACCGCTGCGGCAGCTCGCCAGTCTCCAAGACATGCGACAACGAACACACGGCGGCGTCGCTGGGCCACTCCGTAGTACTGAGCGTCAAGAACTCGGTAGGCGAACCCATACCCGAGTTCGCCCAGCATCCCGAGGAAGGTTCCAAAATCCCGCCCTCCGTTGCTGGACAGGACGCCGGGGACGTTCTCCCAAACCAGCCAGCGGGGCCGATATTCTGCAGCAATGGCACCAAAGGTGAGCATGAGGTTGCCACGCGGGTCTGCCAGTCCCTTTCTGAGTCCTGCAACGCTGAAGGACTGACAGGGTGTTCCTCCGACAAGAACGTCAATTGGGTCATTGCTCCATTCCTCAAATTTGGTCATGTCGCCCAGGTTGGGCACTTCTGGCCAGTGATGGGCCAGCACAGCAGAGGGGAAAGCCTCGATCTCGCTGAACCACTGCGGCTTCCAGCCCAAGGGCTCCCAGGCAACGCTTGCGGCTTCAATCCCGCTGCATACGCTTCCGTATTTCACGCTGCCACCCCCTTTAGCGTCATGGCGGCCCGCTGGTTGCCGCTCAGGCGGTACTCAATGTTCAGGGTGGCCGTTACCGGGCAGATGCTACGGCGGGCACGAGTGATGTGCTTCAGGTCTTCCAGCTCACGCAACCGGCGGCACAAGGTCTGCACCATCAGGCCGGTGTCGCGGGCAATGACATTGCGAGTGGCGCCAAACTGGCACCGGTACAGGTACTGCCGGATTCTTTCGCGCTGGGTTGCTGCGTTGTGTTTCATGCCACGTCCCCTTTGCTTTCCAGTTGACTGGCCACGCGATCCAGCGCATCGGAGAGGCGCATGTGACCCTGTTTTTTCTCGCTGCCCTTGCGCATCACTTCCAGGCAGAGTTTCGGCTTGCCAATCAGGCGCGGCTCCGGCACAAACTCGCTGTGCTCTCCGCTGTTGCTCGCCTCGGTCATGCCCAGCAGCTTGGCCGGGAATTTCTCAGGCGGGCGGCTCAGGTAGCCCATGAAGCGCTTCACGAACTCGTTACCCTTGAACGGCAAATCCTTGTCAGTGACCTCGCACAGCTTCATCCAGCCGCCCATGTCCTCGATGGCGGCCATGGTGCGCGGGTCATCGAACACCACGGATTCATAGGGGCCCACAGAGCGGATTGCGCGATCTACCGCCGACCATGCAGCCAGTGCCCGGCTATCCCCATCGCCCTCGATGTGGCGCACAATGTCCGCCGGCTTCGGCGCAAAATCGCCGTGCTTCGGGTCGTTGATGTGAGCGGTCAGGCCCTGCTTGATCTGCTCCAGGTCGAAGCGCTGCAGGGCGTTGAAAATCAGGTTCAGAGCGCCGTCGCTCGGATGCTTGTTGTACACCTCGGCAACCTGGCTCCAGATTTCCACAAACTCGAAATAATCATTTTGGGTCATGGGGAATACCTCGCTCGCCAGCCATGCGGATTGCGCGTTCTCGTGGGGTTTCCGAGGGCCTGCCGCTGCCCACCGCTTTCGGTGGCGGCGGCGTCCAGTCGTTCAGGTAATGCTCATCAGGGCCGAAAAACGTGGATGCCTGCTTGACGAACTCCGTGCCCAGCTTGCCGGTGACCGCGCAGAAGCGGGCATACCGGGCAACACCGTTGGTCATGGCCTGTGGGTCGGCACCGGCCTTGATCCTGGCCTTCCACGCCTTGAATGCGGATTTCTTCGGATTGCCTCCCGCACGCGGCGGGTAATCAGCCCAAAGCTGCTCGAATTCGGGGGGGTATTCGTCCTTGGGCTCGCCAGAGCCCGATGACTTGCCTTGGCCAGACTTGGCTTGACTAGACTTGGCTAGGCTAGGCTTAGACTCGGCACTACTGTCTGGACTGTAGTCGCCACTACTGTCTCCAGTATCGTCCTCACTGCTGTCGTCTTTGCCGTCTTCGTCCGGGGTTTCGCAGCCAGCTGGACGGCAAAAGTCCTGCCCTGCTCTGCTCAGTTTTGAGGCCACCCAGCGCGGCGCATGCTCATGCCAGTCATGGACAATCAGACGGAATTCGTCGTGCTCCTCAATGAAGCCCGCTTCACAGAGTGCAGTGACGAATTCAGTCGGCTCTCCAGTCCAGTGTGAGGCGCGGGCAATGGCACCATCTGCCCACTTACCTACATTGCCGTGCGGAGTCTTCTGCGCTACAAAGGCCCATAACAGCTCCAGGTGGCCAATGGCTTGCGGCAGGGAAATATCCAGCCTGGCAGCAAAGTCGAGTGTCTTGGGATGATCGAGGCCGTCCAGCTTCATTACTCAGACTCCCTCGCGATGTTCCAGCAAATTCCGCAGAAATATCGGAAGCAGGTATTTTCGCTGGATGCCTTGTAATGAGTTGCCTTTTCCATTGCTTCAAGGCACGGGACCAGGCCAATTTTCTGAATAAACGTCTTAATGCTGGCAAACCAGTCTTTGCGTATAGAGTCCTTGCAGAACTCTTCCATGAAAATTTCAGCAACCTGCCAGCATTCATGCTCCACCCTCTCTCTGGCGGCCATCAAGGCTTCTTGGTAGCCTTTTATCTGCGCTTCCCGCTCCCTAGCATCATCTGCCTTGTCTTTGAGGGACCGCGGCACAGCGTCAAGCGATCTAGCGCCCTTACCCAAATTGCAGCTGTCGCAAGCTGTGATCAGATTCTCTTCTGAGTTATCGCCACCGCCCGCCACAGGAACAATGTGGTCAACGTGCAGGATCACCTTGGGCGGCACAGCCCCACAGTATTGGCACTGAAATCCGTCACGCTTAAACACCTCAAAGCGGGCTTTCTTGCTGATGGCTTTGCGCTTTGTCATACTCTTCTCCGTTGGAACATAAAAAGCCCCGGTATGCCTCCTACAGCGCCGGGGCTTTTTGCTTTCTATCCGGCCTGCTTTTCCAGCATGGCCACCTTCGCTTTTAGCTCTGCCAATTCCTGCTCAGGGCTCACTTCCTTCCGCTGGCAGTACAACTGGCGAGCCTTGCGCATGCCCAGGTACTGGCTGATGGCGTTGTTGCCTGCCAGATCCTCGATGTCGGCAATCATGTCCATATCCAGATGGCGGACACGGCTGCCGGTTTTAGCGTGGTGGTCGGAATTCAGGAGGGTGTTCAGGGTGCCCACGGACATACCCAGCAGGTCTGCCCAGTTGCGCTGGGAGCGCTTCACACGGGCCTGCCGCAAGCACAAGCGCAGGGCCTGCGCCCAATGGGAGCAACCAGCCACGGCCACCGGGTCTACGTCCTGCAATTCCGCATCAACGGCACCGAGAAGCGGCATTGTTCGCTGCTGTTCGCTCATGTTCGCTCTCCTGAAAATTCGTAAATGAAAGCCACCCGGTTAGGCGGCTGTTTCGTCCCACGGGAAGTCAGGGCACAAATCACGGCGCGAGAATTCGCCTTCTGTTGCCTTTTCAGCGCGAACAGCTACGGCTGGGGACATTCCATGAACACCCCGAGCCCAGCCTGAAACAGATGCCTGTTTGACCTGCAGCTGGTCCGCTGTGGCCTCCTGTCCACCGAAGTGGTCAATGAGTTGGGTGTAGATGTTGTCCATTTGGCGCCTCGAAAATAGGTTTTCCTATATCCTATTCTAAAGGTATTCCTGTTTGCAACCGTATAGGCCCGCCTATATAAATCAGCGATGAACTTTTCAGCCCGTCTTAAAGCAGCCAGGAAGCACGCAGGCCTCACCCAAGGGGAGCTGGCCGCGAAGCTCGGCATCAATCAGGTTTCAATTTCCGACCTTGAACGCGGAAAGAGCCAGTCATCCTCCCATGCCTACAAAATGGCTCTTATCTGCAAGGTAACCCCGGACTGGCTAATCATGGGCGAAGGCTCAATGCTTGACGATCCGGCAACAGTACAGGCTCATGGCAGCGACGTTGAGCCCGGCCCAGACATGCCGGGCTCAATACCCATAATTAGTTACATCCAGGCCGGGGAGTTTTGTGAGGCGGTTGACCTGTTTCAGCCCGGCTATGCAGAAGATTTCTTGCCCATCCGCCCAGCAAACGCCGGGCCTCACGTTTACGCATTGCGCGTAGAAGGCCGGAGCAACCACCCTGTCATTCAGGACGGGGAGGTTGTCATTGTCGATCCTGATAAGCCTGCCGATTCAGGCAAGTTTGTGGTTGCCAAGCGACATTCAGACGGCCATGTCACCCTGAAGCAACTGAAATACAGCGAGGGAGTTCCGTATATTGAGGCTGCCAATGAGAACTGGCCAGACCGGATAATCAGGGTTGACGGGGACTGGAGTATTTGCGGTGTAGTAGTAGGGAAGTATCAGCCGATGTAGCGCCCTTTTCCGTGGGGATCAGGGGGAAGCATAACAATAATCTTTAAAAGGAGACTGGCGGCATGGACAGCGGTTCAGCGCAGAACGATAATCCCGACATGAGCAAAGCATCTTTCCAAGTCGTTTATGATGGTCCCGCGCTGGCCTCCCATGAGATGGAGGTGCGGGATCTTGCGCCTGCTCTGCTGGCAATGGGCGATCTTTTCGAAGAGGCAGGTGCCACCCTTAACCCAGGCGGATCAAAAATATCGGTCAAGGTTAATGGGTCATTCAAAACAGGATGCTTTGCAATTGATCTAACGATCAATCAGAGCCTCTATCAGCAGGCCATAGAGCTTTTTACCTCTGATGCTGCGGCAGCGGCTTTAAACATCCTGGCCTTCGTTGGTTTTGCTGGTTCTGCCGGCGGTGGCGTTTTCGGTCTTATTAAATGGTTGCGAGGACGCCGAATAACCAATGTCGAGATACTGGACAACGGGAAAGTCAAAGTTTTCTGCGACTCAGATTTGTATGAAACCGAACAGCAAGTCCTGGATTTGTTCCGGAATTGGAAGGTCAGAAAAGCCTTCGAAGATGTAGTGAGAAAGCCACTCCAGCGCGAAGGCGTCGACTACTTTGCGATCAAACTAGAGGGGAGCAAATTTGCCTCCGTATCACAATCTGAAGCCGAGTATTTTGTGGCTCCAGAGCAAGATGAAGAGCGCCTGGATTCAAGCGAGAGGGTTGCCAGTCTTCAATTGGTGAATGTCCCTTTCCGCGACGACAACAAGTGGCGCTTTTATGATGGTGCCGCCACTTTTTATGCTGCAATGCTCGATGAGGCGTTTCTTCACCGGGTTGAGCAAGGCGTAGAACGGTTTGGCAAGGGCGACATCCTGAAGGTAAAGCTTCAAGAAGAAAAAACGCTTGCTGGAGAAACACTTAAGGCCGTGTATTCAGTTATTGAAGTGCTTGAACACCGACAGGCCGCCGCCCAGCTCAACCTGCCAATGTCCAAACCTGACGCCTAGCCCGTCAGATTCTCGACCACCAAGCCCGCCAAGCGCGGGCTTTTTTGTGCCCGCCAATCGGTCATTTTGGGCCGACTTTCTTCTATTGCTCAAAAATATAGGATTACCTATTTACAGTTAAAATAGGATTGCCTATATTTGATCCATCGCAACAACGAACAGCCCGGAGCCAGACATGAACTCAGCCCTCAGAAACCAGCAAGCCATGGAAAGTGCGCAAGCAGCGTATGACAACGCCCTGCCGGTGGACGATCTGGATTTCCTGGACGACGACAAAACCGACTTCGACCGGGAAGAGGAAGAGGCGCTGGCCGAAACCGGAGCTGGCCGGGTTATCGAGCCGGAACAGCTGTGGGCAGCCCTGCGCCGCAAGCCTGAGTTCCGGACCGTTCTGGACACAGTAATCACCGAAATGATGGACGACGAGCGTTACCAGCAGGCCCGCGACGAGCGCATGAAGCTGGACGCACAACAACGGATGGAGCCGTAAGCCATGAGCGAATCAAAACGCATTGAGATTTTGAGCGAGCAGGCAGTGATTGACGCCAAATCGCTCAATCACGAAGGGGTCAGCGTAAGAGCGGCAGAAGTGGTGCGCTTCACTTGGCATGGCAAGTGGGAAATGGCGCAGATCGAGTGGGGCGCGTTGAGTCTGACTTGCCTGACCATCAACCGGGCGCTGGCTCTGATTGATGCGGTCATTGCGCACAAGTTGGGCGTCTCTCGCATGGCACCGCCGCCCCAGATCATCTACCCGCAAGCACCCCGGAGCGCCGCATGAGATACGGAAACATTGTTCTCGGTTCCGCCGTCGCGATGGCTCTACTCGCCATCCTTTGCATGGCCGGGGAAATGGACTACCAGGACGCCAAGCTGGAAGAACAGCACACCTGCGCCATGGTGCGCGATGGAATCTGGCCCGCTGAGCAGGCCGAAAACTACAACTGCGCCGAGCCGGTGCAAGTGGCAGGAGTTGATGATGCAGGAATTTAAGGGAACGCCTGGAAAGTGGGCCGCATTTGATCACGGCGTGGGCGACATCGTTGTTTTTACGGATTCCGACCAATCGGCGGTTTGCGTATTCGATGGAGATTGTGTCGCTTGGCCGTCGAGTAATTATCAAACAGACGGCACTGCCATGGCCAACGCCCACCTAATTGCCGCCGCGCCTGATCTGCTGGAGGCTTTGCGAATCTCCCGTGATTACGTTGCTGCCGACCTTGAGCATCGCAAGCAGGCTTTTGCCGGGTATCCGCAGAAATGGGAAACGGAAGAGCGAGATTTGGCCGCTATTGACGCCGCCATCGCCAAAGCACTGAACACCGATACGACAGAGCGCTGATCTGTTGTTTTGCGGGGTCCGCCCCGCCTTTTATTCGAGCAAGGAGCAGAGCCATGGGTGCTGATTGGCGACAACTTCAAGAGCAGGAAGAACAGCAACAGCGGGAGCAGGAACATGCAGACAAGTAACGAGATCAACGAGATTGCAGGCGCTCTGGCATTGGCCCAGATGGAGATTGAAAACGCCAGCAAGAACAGCGCAAACCCGCATTTCAGAAGCAAGTATGCGGATCTGGCCGAAGTGCTGAACACAGTGCGCCCGGTATTCGCCAAGCACGGAATTGCCGTAATCCAGGCGCCGGAATATGGCGAAGGTGTGGCCCATGTTCAGACAACGCTGGCGCATAAGTCAGGCCAGTGGATGCGATGCGATACCAGTGCCCCAGTGACCAAGCAGGACGCCCAAGGCATCGGGAGTGCTATCACCTACTGCCGCCGCTACGGACTGGCCGCCATGGCCGGTGTCGCCCAGGAGGACGATGACGCAAACGCGGCAGTCGCAGGCCCAGGCAAAAAGGCGCAGGAACAGCAAGCCGCAGAGCATAAGAAGGCGCTGGCAGAGGCAATCGCCAAGCATCAGGACAGCATCGACGCCATCAAGCAAGGCATCAAAGACGGGGATCTTTCAGCCGCAGCAGAAGCGTGGTTTGAGCTATCGCAGGAAGAAATGGCGAGCATTTGGGCGGCCCCAAGCAACGGGGGGCCATTCACTACGAAAGAGCGTGAGGTGATGAAATCCAGCGAGTTTCGCAAGGCCCACTATGGCGAGGAAAAGGAGAGCGCCTGATGGATACCGAAAAACCCAGCGATTACGAAATCCTTCGCGCTATCGCCGCAGAGTTTCAGGTTGATACGCGAACAGCAGCAGCCTGGGTGCTGGAAATGAATCAGCAGGAGTTGGAACGGGTCGCCTGATTTCCCCTGGCCGGCCGCTCCTCCGGCCTGACTGCTGGAAAGACAGCCGACTGGCCCGGTCGATAAGCGGGCACGAACAACGGCACAGGAGAACAGCATGGATGTGGTTTTGATCTTCCTCCTCTGCCTCTGGTTTGGCTGGCCGCCGCCTACCGGTCAGCCATTTAAGAGCGCGGACCACCGGGCGAAACTGGTGGCAGCAATCAGCACAGAGGCAACCGCACTGGGTTGGACAGTGTATGGAGCGTAGGCAAAGAGATGAACGCAGCGGCTTCTACGCACACGGTAGCCGCCCCGAAAGGGCAAAGATCGTGCCGACTGGCCGGCGTAACCGGCCCTCCCCATAGGGGTGCGTTCTGGAAAAAGCTGAGGGATGCGTGTCGGGGCGATGGCCACGGACTCCCGAGAACACCGACACCCAGAACGCACCACCTATGCGGTGAATACAGCAATGCACGACGAGCGGAGAGAGCCCGCGCCGGAGACGTACCCGGCCACCGCATCCATAAACAACGGAGAGAGATATGAGTCAATCACTAGAGCAGAGAATCATCGAGGCAGTCAGAGTGCTAGGGCCGTCTCCTTGCGCTGTGATTGCCGCTCACATTGACGAAACGCCCAGGGCAATCGGTCAAAGGCTCCGCTTTATGGGAGAGGCTGGCCAGATTGTGAAAGTGGGCCTAACCAGCAGTAATGCCGCTATCTGGGCTGAGCGATGCGACCGGGTCTCAGAGCTTATGCACAAGTTCATCACCAGCCCGTCCGGGGTGCCGCTATGAAACTCAACCCCGAAACAATCCAGCAACTGGCCGCCCACCGCATCAAGCCACTGGGCGCCCCTGAAAGGACCATGAAACGAGCCCAGCGCCTGGTGATGGTGAAGGTAGGCAAAGGCAAGACCGTGCCGGTGGCATTGCGAGAGACAACGGCCTTTGTGGCCAGGGAGACGGACGGCTGATGCAGATTCAGAGCTACTCAGCCACGCAGATATGCGTCATGCGCGATAACGGCAGCATCATCATGCGCACGATCGTTGACGACAACGAGCAGGGCCGCCAGTGCCTGGTGCGCTGGATAGAGCGATACAAGCAACGCAAGGAGACGGACAAGTGAGTGTAGATGCATTCCCGCTTTGCTGGCCAGCCGGCTGGCCGCGCTGCAAACGGGCCGAGCATGGCAGATTCCAGACTTCATTTGCCAAAGCGCGTGATGGACTGATGGAAGAGCTGCGGCTGATGGGGGCCAGGAATATCGTTCTTTCCACGAACATCGAATTGCGCCGGGATGGCCTGCCGTATGCCAACCAGCGTCAGCCTGAGGATTCCGGCGTGGCGGTCTACTTCCAGCACAAAGGCATGAGCATGACCTTTGCCTGCGACCGCTGGAGGAAAGTGGAAGACAACACCCAGGCCATACGCAAGACCATCGAAGCATTGCGCGGCATTGAGCGCTGGGGCGCAAGCGACATGATGGAGAGGGCGTTTTCCGGTTTTGCTGCCCTGCCGTCTTCTGCCGCCGCAAATGCCAGTGCCTGGTGGGCCGTCCTCGGCGTCACCCAGGGCGCGGAATTCGACGCCGTGCGAGCTGCCTACCAGCAAAAGCGGAAGAGCACGCACCCGGACCATGGCGGCACCACCGAACAGTTCAAAGCCGTGCAGCAGGCATGGCGCCAGTTTCAGGAGCAATACGATGAATGCAATTGAGCTGATAGCAGCCCTGAAGGGCGCGGACGAAGAAACGGCGATGGAACTGGTTGAGCGGCTTCAGTGCGGAGAGATTGACTGCTCAGTATTG